TTTGGTATTGAACAAATAAAGGTCATTCAAGAGTTTTCGCAATCGTGGGCTGATTCTTTTATTGATCTTGAAAGGCAATTAAAGAGAGCAATGGCGCAGGCAAAACTTTATGGGCGCAATCTTGTTATTGCGATGAAGAACGCGTTTATTGATATACAAAACGCCATGCCTAATTGGGCGAAGAGGATGTTTGGTGTTAGCACGACCGCGCCAATTGCACGATTAGAATTTGAGACATTAGATGAAAGTCAATTCGAACCAGAAACGTTTAAAAAGAGCAAAGAAGAAAAAGAAAAAGCAGATAAAAAAGCAGAAGTTTCGTTGCAGAAACAAATTGAGATGACGAAGCATTTAAACGAAGGATTCAAGCAGGTTGGGGAAACGATTAAATCTAGTCTGCATGAAGGTATTAAAGGATTAATAAAAGGTACTCAATCTTTAAGTGAATCCCTCTCAAATATTGCAAGTAGGATTTCGGATATGTTGCTTGACATTGCAATCAGTACGGCTTTAAAGGGCATGATGCCCGGTTTCTTTGCCGCTGGAGGTAGACCTCCTGTTGGCAAGCCTGCGATTGTTGGGGAACGTGGCCCAGAACTTTTTATTCCTCGTCAGTCTGGCACAATTATCCCGAACCATGATCTTGGAGGTGGTGGTGGAGCGACAAACGTGGTTGTAAATGTGGACGCCTCTGGTTCGTCTGTGGAGGGAGACGGAGGACAGGCGGAACAACTTGGAAGTATGCTGGCGGCAGCGGTTCAGTCTGAGATCGCAAGACAACAAAGACCCGGGGGGCTTTTAGCAGCTAGGTAATGGCAACCTTTCCTTCTATCACTCCTTCTTACGGAGCTAATCAAAATAGTAGCCCCAAAACCCGAGTGGCGAGCATGGGAGATGGTTATGAATTGAGAGTGAATGTTGGATTAAATCAAAATCCAAAACAATGGAGTTTACGTTGGCAAAATATTAGTGAAACCGATGCAGATACAATTTCTAATTTTTTAGATAACAGGGCTTTAGATGGAGCAAGCTTTACTTGGACACCTCCTGATACTTCCACTTCTTATAAATGGGTGTGCGCTAGTTGGACAAAATCAATACCTTACCTAAATCGAGCTACTATAAGTGCAACATTTAGACAGGTCTTTGAAGCATGAGTACCATTGTCACTAGAGCTGGCAAAGGCTCACCATTAACTCATACAGAAGTTGATGCTAATTTCACAAATTTAAACACTGATAAAGCTGGTTATATTACTGGTGACGGTGGAACAGTAACGCAAGGTACTTCCAAATCGACGGCGGTTACACTTAATAAAAAATGTGGAACAGTCACAATGCATAATGCTGCGTTAGCGGCTGATGCCATTGTTTCTTTTACTCTTACCAATTCAACAATTGCGGCAACTGATGTTGTTTCCTTAAACCATTCCTCTGGTGGAACAGCAGGAAAGTATGCTTTAAACGCACAGGCAGCAGCAGGTTCAGCTTCTGTTAATGTTACCAACATTTCAGCAGGATCATTAAGTGAAGCGATTGTGATTCGTTTTGCTGTCATAAAAGCTGTAACTGCATAGATCAATGCTGTATTGCGTTGTTAATTATTGGGTCGCTGATTACGCAGAAGGCGAAGGCTCTTTTAATTTACAAAAGACGCTTCAAGGGGCTGAAGCTAAAACAGTTGTTGAATTATTTGATTTTGAATTAAATACAGCTCAACATGGTTCGACAACTACTTATAGATTTACAAATACAAAAAATGAATTAGGTGCTGACATTGTTTGGCAAGGTAATACATACACAGCAATACCAATAAAAGCAGAAGGTTATGAGGCTACAGGTCAAGGAACATTACCTAGACCTAATATTTCAGTTGCAAACCTTAATGGTACATTTACAACAATATTAGCCTTGTTAAATGTTGACACTAATGGAAATGCTTTGCCTCGTAATAGCATAACTTTAGAAGGCTGCAAAGTAACAAGAACCCGGACTCTTTCCATGTTTTTGGATGCCGTTAATTTCACTGGTGGATCAAATAGCGATGCCGATCCAACAAGTTATTTTAGACCTAGAGATATTTATTTTATAGATCGAAAATCAATGGAAAACAGGGATATTATTTCATACGAGATGTGTAGTGCGTTTGATTTAGCTGGAGTAAGATTACCGAAAAGACAAATATTACCTGATGACTTCCCTGGAGTCGGCACGTTCAGTTATTAACTGGAAGCATACAGCTTTAGAAGCAGCAAAAGAAGCTGATCCAAAAGAAGCTTGTGGTCTTTTGTTGTTAATTAAGGGAAAGAAAAAATATTGGCCTTGTGAAAATATTGCTAAATATCCTGAACAAATGTTTCAGATTTCTCCGATTGATTATGCAAGAGCTGAAGAACGTGGAGAAATTCTAGGGATTGTTCATAGTCATCCTATCTCTGCCCCTGAACCGTCTGAAGCGGACAAAGTTGCAGCCAGCAAAGGGAAAATACCTTGGCATATTGTCAACCCTAGAATGGAAAGATGGAGCACATATAATCCTTCTGGAGTTTATATTTCACCCTTGTTATCAAGGCCGTGGGTTTGGGCGGTACAAGATTGTTGGACTCTCGCAAGAGATTGGTACAAGCAGGAAGGCTTAGAGTTAAGAGATTGGGATAGGCCAGACGATCCAGAGCAATTTATCAATGCTCCGATGTTCGACGGAGCGTATGAAGCAACAGGGTTTAGGTTGCTAAGGGATGAGAAATTAATAAAGGGTGATCTGTTGTTAATGTCGATTGGGTCGTCAGGATTAAATCATTGCGGCGTGTACCTCGGAGATGGCAACATTCTTCACCACTTACAAAATAGGTTGAGTTGTAGAGATTGTTATGGGGATTGGTTACAATCAAGTACAGGTAAACGTTTAAGACATGAGAACAGTAAAGCTATATGGGGAACTGGCTGAATTTACAGGCAGAAAAGAGATTGTTGCTGATATAGCTGATGTTGCAGAAAGTGTAAGGATGCTAGTGGCTAATTTTGCAGGATTAGACCGTCACATGGCAGAAAGAGAATATGTTGTATGTGTAGGGAATACATCAATAGGACTTGATGACTTACATGATCCGATTGGTAAAGAAGATATATTTATTACACCTGTGATTGCTGGAGCTGGAGGGAATACAGGGCGGATACTTTTGGGAGTAGCTTTGGTTGGATTAGCCTTTGCTACGGCAGGAGCCTCTGTTGCAGCAGCAGGCGGATTAATGTCAGCAGGTGGGTGGGCTGCCGCTAGTTGGGGCACAACAACATTATTCACCTTGGGCGCTTCGCTAGTTTTGGGAGGGATTGCCGGGATGCTTGCTCCAACTCCTAAAACACCTGAAAAAACTGAAGATCCTAGAGAATCTTTTAACTTTAGTGGTATCACTAATACAAATGCTGCTGGTGTTCCTGTCCCTATTGTTTTGGGACGTACAATAACAGGAAGCGTTGTTGTCAGCGCAGGTATTGATACCGTTCAGGTAGACACATGACTACAACAATTCTTGGCGCTGGTGGTGGTGGTAAAGGTGATAAGGGTAGTGATAGGACGCCTCGTACTGCTAGAGACAGTTTGGACAGTAGGGAATTTGCAAATATAACTGAGGTTATAGCTGAAGGGCCAATTGAAGGTCTTGCTAATGGTTTCCAGTCTGTCTTTTTTAATGATACTGCTCTACAAAATCCTGATGGAACTTATAACTTTAAGGATGTAGATTTATATGAAAGGACAGGGACAGCAACTCAATCTTATATTCCTTTAGAATCATCAACGGCTGTTTTATCTTCAACGGCTGTTAATGTCCCTGTCACTAAAGAATTTCCTGTAACAAGAACAATATCGGATACAACTGTTGATGCTGTCAGAGTTAAAATTACGATTCCTACATTACAAAGGATAGACAACTCAAATGGTGACACTTTAGGTACAAGTGTTCAATTAAAAATAGCAATTAAATATACAAATATATCAACAGGTAATGACACGGCTTACGATGAAGTTATTGACGACACGATCAGAGGAAGGACGGCCGATGCCTACAATAGGCAATATGAAATAAGGTTCAAAAAAGAAGCCGGACAAATTGGAGAAAATTCAACTTATACAGTAAGAGTTACAAGAGTAACTGATGATAGTAATGATTCTTTGTTGTCAAATTCTTTCGTCTGGAACTCTTTTACTAGCGTTAAATTCGATACTCAATCTTATCCTAATACGGCCTTGATGGGCGTCCGTTTAGATGCTCAACAATTCAGTTCAGTACCTAATAGAAAATATGATATTAAAGGGTTAAAAGTTCAGATACCAACAGGAGTTACTGTTGAT